ATAAACACCATCAGGAACCATTCTAGACAACACCTGTTGTAGTTTTAAATGAGTTAGCTGTATCATATCAGCAAAACCAGTAATACGTCCTACAAGTGATTCTATTCTACCTTTATACATACGTGGCGCACATATACTATAGTTCATTTTAACCTTAGTATAATCACTCTTAGGTCTTATCATGTTTTTAGCTATTCCCCATTTAAGCATTTTATCAGTACCTAAAACCATAGCTCCTTCATATAAAACTTCTAATACTCTTTCAAGTTTACCAAATCTAACCTCCATTTCAGCAACAGGTGGATCAAAAGTATCATCACGCATTATAATTTTTTCTGCGCCAGATGATGTTTCTTTAACCTTGTAAACTTCATTCATGTAAGTTTTATAATTAAAATATAAAACTCTAATTTGATTTTTATCAATATCTTCACCTAAGTATGAAGCTTTATCATGTACTCTATTACTTTTATAAGTTTGACCAGATATATCTTCTAATTCTGATGGAGTTAAATTAGGAAACTCTTTTTTAAGCTCATTAATAGGTATTGTTTTTACTTCACCTACATAATATATATCATCAAAATAAGGATTCTCAGTATAAGAATATACTAAGTTAGCTGGATCAACATATTCTACTTTAACACCTTCAGCATTAGTAAATGTATGTTTTACGGCACCAATACCTAAAGTTACTAAATCATAGTTAACTCTTTTTCTAGTTAGATCATATCTATTACCTTGTAGTAATACGTTTATAGCTTGCTCTTCAGCTAACTCAACAGCTTGTTTGTATGTAAGCTGCATATGTAATTCTAATTCTTCTTCATCTTGTGGTAACTTTTCTGGTGGTGTTGATGCTAAGCTTATACCAAATGCTTCTCTTGAAAACTCATCTAATTCTCTTGTTCTCATATCAGCTAATATGTTTTCCATATAAGCTGTTCTTTTACTTACACCATATGGATCTTGTGAGTATGCTTTTACATCAAATACTCTTTCTGATATACCGTTTACCACTATGTCTACAAACTTAGGTATTATAGGAACAGGTTTCCAGTCTAAGTTTAAATAGCTTAAGTCACCATTAATTGATAACTCATCTTTATATTTTTGTATTGATTGCTCGCCTCTAGCATATAATCTCAACTTATGAAAACTACTTTCATTAGTATGAAACTTATTGAAGCCAGTACCAATATCAAACCACTCTTTTTCAATAGCTTTTCCTATATCAAGTCCATACTCTAAACTAAGCTTTTCAGCATCGCTTACAGCTTGACTAGGAAAATTGCTTTTTATATTTGAATCATTTCGAGTTCCCATATTAATCTATTATTGTTGATCTCATGCCAGAGTTTTTATATCTAGCAAAATTTATGTTTAATTTTTGTTTTTCCACGTTAGCACTTGGGTTGTATAAATGTCTATTACAAGCCATAACAGCTAAACCGCTACTTATTGTAGCATCGTACTTTGTTCTATTGTTTATATCAAACTTAGCCCAATCATTTAAAGTATCATTAAAATACATGTTACCATGTGATCCATCTGGTTTCATACCTACGTTTTGTTGTATGTACATTTCAATTGCAGCTGCATGAGCTTGTTTTATATCTTCACTAGAGTTTGGTATACCACCTATTTCTTTTTCAGCTACAGATAATTTATTCCATAACTTATCAGGTCTATTCATTGAATAACCTCTATATCCTCTACGTTTAAAATAATATAATAATCTTGGTTTGTTATTCTCTGCAAGTAACGGCATACCATAAAATATGCAAGCCATTAATACATCTTCAAAAAATATTTCAGAAGTTTGTGGTCTAGCTATATATTCTAAAAAGAAATGATTAGGTGGACAATCTTCCATACTAAACTTAGTTAAACCATGTAAAGAACCTTTTGATCCTTTACCATCAACCGTACCTGATATATCATAACTATCACAACCTAAAGCACCCATGTGCTCATTACCAGGATATTTTCTATTATTCTTTAATATAATTTTGTTTTGCAAATGAGATGGTGGTGTCCATGTAATTCTAAATCTACCTTTTTGATCTGGGTAAAACATTACTGTTGTATCTTTAACACCATTAACCCATTGAAAATTACCAACAGATATACCATTGTTGGCCTCTTCATTAAAATCTATTTGCTCGTATATTTTTACTAAATTAAATATACTGTTTTTAGTTTCATCTCTGAAAGCATGTTCTTCAGTTCTTGGAAACTGTCTATAAAATTCGTTTAACGCATCTTGATCGTTACGTAAACCATCTGCTTCGTTTTGCCAGTGATCTATTACACCTATGTCTATCCAATCACCATATGGTCCTTTTACTTCTTCTTCAGGTGTTTCAAAAACAGGTATACCATACTCATCAATAAAACCCTCGTAGTTCCACTCCATTGGTATAAATAGACTGTATAAGCCAGAATTAGTTTGGCCATTACGGTTTCGTTTATTAACATCAGAATCATAGAACAACTTTTTAAATTCAGCACCACCTTTATCCAAAGCGTTACTTGTTGAGCCCATCATACACTTGCCAATAATTCTACTACCTAACCTTAATGTTGTTTTAGTTACACGCCAGTTATTTAATATGTTGTTTGGTCTTTCCCATTTACCACTTTCATCGTGTACTAACAGTTTTAATTTTTCACCATCATAACTGTTATCACCAGTATTTTTCCAGTCTATCGTTGTATCAAGACCTGTAAGTTCCTCTGGCCTATCATCTACACTTGTTATTTTTCTTCTTGTAAGTTTTGTAGCAGGTACTCTATACGCCAACTCTGTTTTAGGTCGATCCATACCATCTTGAATCGGTTTAAAGAAGAAAGGATAATTAACTGATATTGGTACAACTTTATCAGTAAACATCTTTTTAGCATCAGGACCAGACTTTGATAATATACCAAACCTTGCGTCACTTGATATTGTTGCCATATTTACTGTTTCACCAGATGCCATAAAAGAGAAACCAGATCGTCTGTTTTTGAGGTAACACATACCGTAACATCGTTTATCTGCTTTACAAGCTTCCCAGAATATGTAGAATAATCTATTTGCTTCTCTAAAATCTGGGTTACCAACATCAATTTTTGACCATTGGAGATACATATAATGAGTACCAGTAATATAAGTCGGAACACCCTTGTTGTAAAACCAAAAGCCGTTTTCTCTTTTTGTAAACTCATTTTCTATATAGTCTACATATTTGCTTTTAAAGTCTTGTGGATATTCACGCCAATCAAAAATAGTTTTAATTCTTTTTAATTCTTTTGGGTACTCAGTAACTTGCCATTTATCTTGCTTAAACTTATGTACTTCTTTTGGAGTTTTAGGTAAAGCTATTTTTAAACCTTGTATGCTATACACATCTCCTATCGTACCGTTCTTGCTTATAACTACAACATCATGTTCTTTATTGTAGCCATATTCCCACTTCTTAGACTTATTAAGTCTTTTGATAGTATTTATTTTTATAGGCTCTATAACCTCGTATAACGTTTGTTTATACATTACTTAGATCTTTTTTCAGCAAAACCAGAAAAAGATTGTTTTTCTTGTTCTTGTCTTACAACACCATCAAGCATATCTTGCTCTGCTTGTATTCTATTTAATATTTCAAACGCATCGAATATTGCTAGCTTTTTAGTTGCTGCAGCATTTTTTAATCTATCAGCACTAATATCATCGTCACTGTCTACTATTGGTTCTTTAGCTACTTTAACTAATTCTTCAACTGCTTTGTAACCAGCTTGGATTATATTCTTCTTCTTGTCCTTTATATTCATATTGAATTGTAATATATTTTGATAATACTCTATATAGTCTTTCGTTGTCTATTATAAACTCATATTCACCGTTTGGTTTAAAACCAACAAGTGATCCTTTTTGAATAGTACCATCACTATGCTTTACAATACCCATTAAAGGTTCTTCTTTGTTAACACTTAGTTTATCGTATGGTTTTATAGGTTTTACAAAACAATACCCTTCTAAAGGTTTCCAAATATTATTTCTTTTATAAGCAAATATTTGATCTTCAAAAACAAAATACATATCATCTTTATAATATGCTTTACTGTTTTTTTCAACGCCTCTCATATCTTTCCAGCGTCTAAAAACATTATGATGTACTATAACAGTATCACCTTCTTGTAATACTGTTTTGTAAGCTGTAGGTACACCTGTTACAATAGCTTCTCTATTTACATGTTGATGTTGAAAGTTGTCACTATTTATTATTAGCTCTTTATCATCTACATCAACAGTATTATTATAACGTTTACCTTTTGGCTTTATTATATAAGTAAATACTGGTTTCACTAATACTCTAAATTGTATTCAACAGCTATTGCCATATTTTTATTAAAATCTTTCCATGGTAATACGTCATTACCTTTTTTAATAAATATGCTAAACTTATCATCGACTTCTATTATAGAATCTATCGTATGACCTCCGTAGACCTCTTGACCTACGGAATAGTGCATAGCTTCATTTTTATAGTCTTTACCTATACTAATCTTTCTTATTAACGTCTCCATCTCTCTCAGTTATTGTTCCATCAGCAATATTAACGTTAACTGGACCATATTTCTTTTCTAAGTCTTGTTGCATAACCACAACTTGTTGTCTTAAAACTTTAACATTATCTACAGCCTCTGATTGTTGTACTTCTAATACACCGATTTGAATTTGATTTTGATTTATTTTAGCTAGTAACTCTCTAAGAGCTTCTAGTTCTTTTTTTGCTATTTTCTTTGCCATTTTATTTAATTTTATTTCACTTTTATATTATCACGCAATTGTCACGCTTTTTACTTCTTTTGTGCTGGTGAAGCTAAAAACCAATTTTTATGCATTTCTCTCTTTAACATTATATACTGTAAGTAATCATCTATTTTCTTTTTCCAGTTTTTATCAATAGCAGGATTTATTATACCTGACTTATAACTTGAAAAACAATAATTAATAAACTTTTTAGCTTGTGCTTGCTCTTTGAATATATGATTATTTATACAGTAAAAAGATCCTCTTTGTATATTGTTCCAAACATCAATTGGTTGTATATACTTACCTAACACAGCTGCATATAAACAACTTTCACTTATATGTGTAGTGTATACTGTATTAGCTTTTTGTAAGTAGTAATACATATCTGCGTTTCTAGGTAATATACAATCTTCACCAAAAAAATCTTTTAATTCACCTATGATCTGATGTGTTGTTATAGGATGTGGTTTAAAATAAACATTATCTCCATGTTGTTTTTTAATCCATTTTAATTTGTTTAAACAAACATTTTCCCTAACCTTATTTGATCCAGGTAATACAACTAGATTATCTTTAGCTGCATATTTCTTAGTTACATCGTCTCTTTCTTGATATTTGTTGCTATCATTTTTAACAACTTTATCAACAAAAAAGCTAGCATGATCTAATATAGGATAACCTATTTCTTCTTTATCATACCATGCATCAATCATTTGTTCGTTTCTTATCTTATAGTTTAACGGCTGTATATAAAAAGTACCAGCGTATTCAGTATAAGCTAAGGTTTTAAAGTATGGCATTTCTTCTGCCATAACATCATAAGATGCGTCTATACCTATTTCAGCACATCTTCTTCTAAAATAACCTTCTACTTGTTCTAAGTCATAAAGGCTTTTTGCTTTTTTAAGTGGACCTATTCTCGAGTCCAACTCTTTTTTATTAAACATTTCCATATAATTAAATTTAATTTGTTGTATTATAATAGTTACACGCTTTTACACTTTTCTACCTGCCAGCACTAAACGGTGGATTACCAAGCTGACCATGATTATCACCATCATACCAATTTGTATTTGTTGATCTAGTTGTACTAAACGTAGTATTAAATACTGTTGTTGTTGTAAACGTTGTTACTGTGGCTGTAGTTGTGTTAAAAGCTGTTGTTGTACTAGTGTTAAATATTGTTAGTGTACTTGTACTTGTATTAAACACAGTAGCTGTTTCAGTAGTTGTTTCAAACACTGTAACCGTAGATGTAACTGTGTTAAATACTGTTATTGTACTAGTCGACGTATTAAACGTTGTTAATGTTGTTGTATTAAATGTAGTCGTAGTAGATGTACTGGTATTAAATACTGTCGTGGTAGATGTACTTGTATTAAAAGTAGTTATCGTAGACGTTACTGTATTAAAAGCAGTTACAGTACTAGTTGACGTGTTAAACGTTGTTGATGTACTAGTATTAAACGTAGTTGTAGTGTTAGTACTAGTATTAAACGTAGTTGTAGTACTGGTTGTCGTATTGTAAGCTGTTATAGTTGCTGTACTTGTATTAAATGTTGTTAATGTACTTGTACTAGTATTATAAGTAGTTGTTCTACTGGTAGCCGTAGTTGTATTATAAACAGTTACTGTTGTTGTACTAGTAGCAAATGTAGTAACAGTACTAGTACTAGTATTAAAAGTAGTCGTAGTAGTAGTACTTGTGTTAAATACAGTATTAGTGCTTGTGTTAAACGTAGTTGTATATGTCGTCGATGTATTAAACGCTGTTATTGTAATTGTTTGCGTTTGAGTACTAGTATTAAAATTAGTTGTATATATAGTAGTAGTATCTCTTTGTGTATTCCTCGACGTTGTAGTACTAGTATTATAAGCAGTGGTAAAAGAAGTAGTTGTACTTCTACTAGTATTGTAAGTAGTTACCGTGCTTGTACTTGTATTATACGTTGTTGTATACGTTGTAGTAGTTGATTTACTAGTTTCGTATGATGTTGCAAATGAAGTACTAAAATAAGTTATAGTAATAGTATTTGTTGATCTACTAGTACTTCTATATATAGGTGCAGTACTCAGTGTATTTCTAAACGTAGCAAATGTTGTGTTTGTACTTCTAGTTGTATTAAATGTTGTTGTAGTACTTCTACTAGTCGTAGTACTCGTGTTATAAACCGTAGTAGTTGTATATAAAGTTGTAGTACTTCTGCTCTCAGCTGTCGATCTAGTTGTGTTATAAACAGTTGTTGTTGTAAACACTGTAGTAGTCGACGTATTAAAAGCAGTAGTAGTTGTTGTGCTTGTATTAAAAACAGTGTTTGTGGTATATACAGTAGTTGTATTTCTCTGCTCTGTTGTATTTTTACTTGTAGCAAAAGTTGTAGTAGTAGATCTTGTAGTGTTAAACGTTGTTGTGGTATTAAACGTTGTTAACGTACTTGTGTTAAAAGTTGTCGTATATGTTGTTGACGTATTAAAAACAGTAGACGTTGTATACGTTGTTGTAGTAGTAAACGCTGTTGTAGTTGTAAACGCAGTAACAGTACTAGTGTTAAATACAGTAGTTCTACTTGTTGCATAAGTAGTATTAGTTGATCTAGTTGTGCTTCTACTAGTATTAAATGTGGTGCTAGTAGTATATGTTGTTGTAGTATTTCTTGACTTTTGAGTATTTCTACTAGTATTAAATGTCGTTGTTCTACTAGTTTGTGTTGTAGTACTGGTATTGTATGTAGTGTTAAAAGACGTTGTAGTTGCAAATACAGTTGTTGTAGAAAATGCTGTTGTAGTAGATCTACTTGTTCCTCTACCAGTATTAAATGTAGTTGAGGTTGTATAAGCTGTAGTAGTAGATTTTGAGGTATTATAAACCGTTGTAGTGTTATAAGCCGTTGTAGTTGACTTACTAGTATTTTCATCAGTTGATCTACTAGTACCAGTGCTTCTATCAGTATTATAAATAGTAACATAAGTAGTATTAAATACCGTACTTCTGCTAGTAGCAGATGTCTCTGTGGTATTTCTTGACGTACTCCTACCTGTACCTACTTGAGTTCCTACAGACGTGTTATACGCTGTGTTATAAAACGTATCGTATGAGGTACTGGTATTATATGTCGTTGTTGTACTTGTACTAGTTAAAATAGACATTATGTGTTCCTATAAGTTAAGTTAATAAATGGACAAATAATTATACTATCAGCATCTTTTAGTTGAGGCGTGTAGTTTATTCTCATTGTGCCAGATGAATTAAATTCACTTGTATCACCATAGCACTCTATTATAATTAAATCATATCTTTTAGAACCTTGATAAGTTTCAACATCAGCTGTATGTATTACATTTATATCATCGTGTAACCAGTCTACGTGATTAACTAACTCTTGATCATCTTCAACAACATCGATACTTGTATAGTTTTTATGTCTTTGTATATATTCAGGTATTGTACCTAAACCTAGACCAATAACTAAAACATCACCATAGTTTGATAATTGATCAAATACGGTATGAGGACAGTCTGTACAATTGTCATTAAACCAAGCGGCTAAACATGGTTCCCAGTTCTCAGCACCGCCAGCTGGTTTTCTATTATTATACGATATAACAGAAACAGGTGTAGTACTGCCATCAGGATCGATAACCCAGTCCTCCTTACTTATAGTAAAGTTAGTTCCGTTATATGCTGTTATTAAACTCTCGTCTATCATAGTTCTTTAATTGGTATTTTATAAATTGATTTATTATAATATGAATTTTTAGGCGGTTTAATGTTAACGTCATAAAACTTAACATTATCCCAACCCATAGTTTCTTTACCAGAGTGATTCCACCAGCTAATTATACCTTTGTTTATTTTAGCTTCACAAAATTGTT